AAGGTACTGAGGGAACACCATGCGAAGAACGGAGTACACGACGCCAAACACCGCGGCGTGGGTGAGCACCTGGACGAGGTGACCCGACCCCGGCGGCAGGGACAGGAGGACGCCCGGCGACAGGAGGATGAAGAGGAGCACGGGGATAATTACGTTGAGGTCCATTTTATTTTATACCATTTAAAAATATCTCACCAGATATCCATAGATTAATGATTAAGAATTTTGGAACCCTTGCCTCACGTGTTTTACGCGCCCACCAAGAGGTGACCCCGTGTCTCATGAGAATCCAGGTGGGGTTCATGGCAGATAGAAATATTGAAACAGTTGAAAAAACACTCCTAGAAATGCAGGAGACGCTCCGCCTAATGCGGGAAGCGCTCAAAGCACCCAAACAGTATAATTACGATGATATTCCTCTCAAATAGTCCTACACATCCATCACCTTCAAATCAAACGCATAATCGGTGGCCACCAGCTTTGGCTCGTGACGCCGAGCAATCTCCTTCATAACATCCGGACCGTGCTCAGGCAGGATCTCTAGCAGATACTCCTGAAGCTGCTTCTTAGAAAGCGTCCAACCCTTCTTCCACTCACCGGGCTTCTTCACAAGGAAGACCATCTGAGACTGCTTCAGCTCAATCTTGTCGGGCAGCGGCTCCTCATTGTATGCGGCAGCAAGGTCCAGTTCCACCGAACGTCGCTCATCGCGTAACTCGTTGGCACGGGCATTCACCTCCGAGAGCTTCTTGTTAATATCCAGATAACGAGCGAGTGTGGGCTTAAGAGTATCCATTTAGAGTCTTGCTTTCCTTGTGCGCCGAGTTTTCGTTTTCTTCTTGTAACGCCGACTCTTGCCGCCCTTTAAGCCCTTGACTGTAAGTTCACGGCGAATAATGCGGGTATCACGTTCGGCCGAGTCCATGATAGAGCATGAAAAGTCAAACATCGTAATGTTATTAATCCCGCGCTGCTGTAGGATCTGGACGACATCCATTAGGAGAATCTCCCCCGCCCCACGTCTCCCCAGCAGATTGGCCATAAGATCGGGATAGTTTGGTAGATTCAATGCGAGGACCTTGTAATCATACCGGGCCTTGTCCTCGGCTGCCGACCGACTGAACATTTTATTAATCACCTCGTCGCCCGGATTGTATGTCGTTTCAGTTCCCATCTTGAGCACGTAATGGACGAATGCGGCGTGGTCTATATTCCCGGGTATTCGGTCCGTCTGAACCTGTTTCTTAGTGCTCTTTTGAAATTCCGCAATCACCTCACGCACAGCCTGAACTCGCCAATCATTGCGATTGCGGGGAGCCCTCCATAACTCAATGATGCGGTTGATAATAACCTCCAAATCGCGGTCATCCGTGATGTTACATACACCGGGAACTGCCATACTTACCTTTGTCAGCGTCATGCCCGCCGGAAGCCGAAACGTCATTGGCTTGCGATCTGGACTTAGCAGAATCTCGCCATGAGTGGTAACGGCAACAACCGCCTCCACGATGTTGGGTGCGTTCATTATATTTGTGTTATAAAGTATATTGTTTCAAACAATAAGAATGTCGGTATTTGATGAGGAAGAAGTCAAACGGCTCTGTGAGGTGTACAACAAGGAACATCCGCGAGAAACACCCATAAGTTGCGGAGCCAACATTGACGCAACCTGGAAGGAACTTCAACGCCGGCTTGGTTCCAAGTGTAAGACTGGCCGCGCCGAGTGTATCGTGGCCAGTTTGTTACGCAGGCCCAAGGCACCAAAGGAATGGGCATTGAATCGCGAAGAGTGGCTGTCTTCGGACGACATTGATGCCGTAGAGAAGAACTATGTAAACCTGTTTGCTGATTACTACTACGCAGGCACCGTCCCGATTGACTTTGATCTTCAAGATGAAACCCGCAAATGTGTCGTCAGCGCGCTCTGCTCCATGAAACTTGCCGAACTTCACAAGCGAGGGAAACACCGAATTGGTATTGTAATAAATACGGATCCGCACGATGGTCCTGGGCAGCATTGGGTGGCGGTGTTTTGCGATACGAGACCGGAACTGGAATACCCTCGCGTAACCTACTTTGATTCGTATGCGTCGTCTCCCGAGCCGGAGATCAAGACTCTCATGAAGCGTTGGAAGGAGCAGTGGGATGCGACTGGGATTCACAAGAACGATATGAAGATGACCTTCAACAAGACGCGTCACCAGTACAAGGATTCCGAGTGCGGGATGTACTGTATCTACTTCCACTACGCATGCGTGATGAACATCCCGATGGACGAGAAGATCCCAGACGATGTCATCAACGCATTCCGCAACCTTCTGTTTACGATGCCGAAGAAAGAATCATCCGCAAAAGAATAATGGAGTGGCTGATTGCCGTGTTACTACTTGCCTTTATCGGCTACCTCGTCTATGATGAGACGCTCGGTGAAGTGCCCATGCTTATGCCTAGGAAACGACTGTGCGAGTACTATGTTGCGGGCTCGGTGTATGAAGACGTCCCGACCGCACTTGCCCGGGGTGTCCGGCTGCTTGAGGTTCACCTGTATTCGGATGAGCGCGACGAGCCTGTTGTCGGCTTGAAGGCACAGAATGAGGGATACGATTATGCTGAGGAGAATGTGTCCTTTGAGCAGGTGTGTATAGACATCACCAACGATGCCTTCCCGTCCGAGGACCCGTTCATCCTGTCTATCGTGCCGCATACAACCAAGACCGTCACGCTGAACAAGGCCGCCGAGCACATTATGACGACTCTGCGCCGCCGCCTCGTGAGGACTGACAAGGAGGTCCACACAGCCAAGTTGGATGCCCTCAAGGACAAGGTGATCATCGTGTCCGGTGGAACCATCAACGGATCCGATTTGGAGCCCTTGGTGAATCTTTCATGGAACGGATCAAATCTTCGTCGCCTCAGCTACCAACAGGCCCTTCACCCTCGCGACCCCCAGGACCTTCTGCGGTTCAATAAGGATCACATCACGATTGTAGCCCCCGAGACAGAACTGAAGACGGTGAATGCCAACCCCGACCGACCACAGGCGCTGGGGTGCCAGTGGAATTTGTTTGACAAAAACGGCAAGGGCTTCGTAGAGAAAACTCTTGCGCGTTAAACAAAATGGCAGATACAGCAGCACCAGTAGACGCAGCAGACGCACCCAAGACGGGCGGGCGCAAGTCCGCATGGATGGCGCACGTGAAGAAGACGATGCGCGCGAACAAGGGCATGAAGCTGGGCAAGGTGCTGAAGCTGGCAGCCAAGTCCTACAAGAAGACCAAGCGTGGTGGTGGTGTCGCTGCCACGGCCGCCACGGTCGGTGGTCGTCGTCGGGGCGGACGCAAGACTCGCCGGCATTAAAACGGAAACATCTCTACCTGAATAGGTAAGATTATCCCTCTAAAATGGACAATCAACCCAAAACTCGTAAAGAAAGCAAGAAGTCCGCCAAGGAGAAGGCTGCTGGTAAAGATACATGTTATTCCTCAAAACATGTTCGCCAGATGGAAGCCTTACAGGAGAAGCGGAAATAGGTTACAGAAGATTACGATGTGAAACCTTACGCGTGGTATGGCGGTTTTTTGCTGTTCTTCTACATGTCTTTCCACGATACGTCTTACGTGAGCAACTGCTCTTGTAATACGCTAAATGTGCCATATATCCACGATACGTCTTGATTGGGATCTTTCCTGAGAGTTCCTTCATCAGACCATACATCCACTTTGTATACCGTTTTTGACTTTGAAGATCGGGTTCGTGCGCCTTGATGTACGACTGAAACTTTGTTCGCAGACTCTCAAACGGATACGCATCCGCAAGGTGATGTAGAAACTCCCGCTGAGTGCTCATGTCTTTGGGCTCTGGCTTGTCTGGAAAGTTATACGCAATCGCCATAAGGAAATCACGCCCGGGAACAGCAGTCGGTTTCATGGCCTCATAGTGTCGCTTGATGTCGGCAAAGTCGGGATCAGGTCCGGGATCAACGACTGCGGGATCCTCTGCACATTGCGTGCGTAACTTGTTGTTCACCATATTGTGGATCTCATACAGCCACTTGCCATACGGCTTGGTTGGTGGGTGTTTGCCTACGAACTCTGATGTGGATGCTCTACAGTATTTACACGGCAGTACATCTTTCATGTCCTCCAATACCTCCCGTGGATGTGGAGATGTGAATGCGATCAGATGGAATAATTGCCACCCCGACGGACCCCAGAAGCGAGTGTCCATTGTTCTGACATGTTAAAAAGAATATCCGACTCTACAAACAAAATGCTTGATACCAAGGACATCATTATCCTGACCGCTGCGTTCTACCTCGGGTCTGTCGTGGCCCGCTTTTTTGCGTCCCTCACGGATGGCATCATCGCGCCCCTGCTCGCCCCCCTGGGTGGTAAGGGCATCCAGGAGTCGGTTGTCGTTGTTGGCGGTGTCACCCTGCGCACCGGTGAGCTCATTGCGTCCACCATCCAGCTGATGATCTCCTTCGCCCTGGTGGTGTACATGATCGGCGTTCTCCGGACATACTACCTGTCCAAGATCGGCGCCAGCCGGAATGAGTAAATCAAAAAAGTAAATGCTAAACACAAATGAGCGATACATCAGGCAGGACATGGGGTGAGTGGGCATCGTCCTACAATCCGTTAAAGTCAAGTGAAACCGCTGCGCCAGTTGTAGAGAATCCGTCGGGCACGACCGATGGTGTTGGTGGTCGCAAGCGTCGCCGAGGCAGCAAGCGCAGCCGGACGTATCGGGCAGGCCGGAAATCTAAAGCGCGCCGAACTGGAAGGAGGTCCACCCGCGGTTAGGATACTTCCCATACCTCTCTTCAATCTTCTTCTTCAAATCGGTCGCTGCCGCACGACCAGCAACCTCATTGCTACGCTTCCAGTCCTGGAAGGTTGATGTGATATTGTTCCATGTGACAGCCTCTGGGATCACCGCTGGATCCACCGCGTGCACGAACTCCAGGATGAACCTGGCGATCGTGTCCGACTCCACCTTGTACTCATTCGTATACGCCATAACCTCCACGGGAGGGGTAATCTTGCGCCAGCCATTGCCCTCGCGGAACGTGCCGATCAGATAGCTCATGAAGCACGTCGCCCAGTCGTCAGAAACAACCTTCTGTACAATACTCTCGTCAATCGGCAGCTCGTTCGTCGCACGAGGATCCGATACGAACTTCATCGGAAAGTCAATCACAACCAGACGGCGCCACGTGCCTCCATCCGTCGTATTGATCTTCGGCTTCTCGTTACACGCCAGATGGAATCGGGCCTGAATGTCAAAGTCAATCATCTGCTTGGAACCCGCATACAGATCGCGAGCCGTCACCTTCTCGCAGGAAGACAACTCCTTCATCAGACCTGTATTGAGAGGCACCTGCTCATCGGGCTCCTGCATCGTCACGAAACGACGACCCTTCATACGGACCAGCTCCGGCGCAGCCGCAGCCGACTTGTTACGCTGCTGAGTGAGCAGTGAGATCGGCGCCTTACAGCAGTAATCGCCAAACGCTGTCGCCATCAAGTTCATCAACATGGACTTGCCGTTGGAACCCGTTCCTGTCAGAATGTGAAACTTCTGAGCATCGTTGTTCCCTGACAGACATGTAGAGAGATGCTTCAGGAAGTATCGGCGCACATTCTCATTCGGCAGAATGCTTCGCAGAAACCGATCCAGTTCAGCCCAGCACTCGTAGGTAGAGTGATGCTTGTTCTGATCAAACGTAATCCGGGTGCTGAAGCTGATGTAATCATCCGGCTTTCCGTCGCGGAACTCCAGGCTCGCACAGTCAAACACGCCATTCTCAAACGCAATGAGATTCTTGTTCTCGTCCAGCTTCGCCGCAAGCTGCTCGTCAAGGAACAACTCGCGACACTCCTTCATCACACACTCCTTGAAACTCGTCTTCTTCAGCCGCAGACGAATGGATGTGTATGACTTGATCGCCTGCTCCAGCTGACACGTCGGGCACGATGGGTCTGGCTCCTTTGCGTGCTCACATCCACCGACGTTCCGCAACTCAATGTTCTTTGACATCACCACCTCCTGATAGAGATTTGAGATGTCCTTGGACAGCCGGATCTGAAGCGCAACACCCTTGTCCGTCTCCGTCCAGATGTGCTCACTGTACCGATACCAGATGTTCTGGCCGAACTTGGCACACTTGAACTCATCACCATACTTTGCGTAGATCACCTGCGCAACATCGTTCTCTGTCGCAGTCTCCGCAGACCGCTCCATCAGAGCGTGGACATTCTTGTCCTCCACCTCCTTGTATCCCTCCAGATTGTCCTCGCGAGACCAGAATCGCAGAGAGCCACGTCCCAGCTTCGCACCATCAATGCGATAACCGAACGAATTCCACTTGTTCTCCGCATCGGCCGGATTGTAACCATTGCCCTTGGAGCTGAAGTCATGCCACAGATCATTGAGATCGGGGTGGAGATTCTTCAGGCACTGACCCACAGTCACCCACTCCGCATACTCGTTGTATCGGAAGGCAGCAAGGTTGTTCACGTGGCCCTCGTAGTACTCGCGCAGCTCCTGCGTAAGAGG